CATCTGTAACGCTCCCGCCAATGAAACGCGCATCGGCAGAGGAATGGATTGCATTTCTTATCTCTTTAAATGGTGCTTATGGGACATTTCTTCTCGGTGATCCGCTTGGTGCAACTGCAAGAGGAACGGCTTCATCTGCTCCGGGAACGCCTCTTGTGAATGGTGCATCACAAACAGGATCGACTCTAAATATAGATGGCGCACCAAATAGCGCGACAGGATATTTAAAGGCTGGCGATTATATTCAGCTTGGTTCTGGTTCGGGGAGTCAACTTTATAAGGTTCTTGTGGATGCTAATTCGAATGGAAGCGGTCAGGTTTTGCTCGATATTTGGCCTTCGCTCCGATCTTCGCCATCAGATAATGCCACTGTTACAGTCTCAGGTGCAAAAGGATTGTTCAGATTATCAAGTTCTGATGCTTCTTTTTCGATCGACAATGCTTCCGTTTATGGGATCAATTTTTCTGCGGTTGAGGCACTATGACCAGAAGTCTTGCGGCAGGATTTGCGAGTGCGCTTCAAACATCTGCAATTCAGCCGATCCTTCTGGTTGAATTGAAGTTTGATTCTGGAGCCGTTCGTCTATGGTCTGGTTTGGGAAATATAACTTATAACGGGTTTTCATATACTGGAGCGGGAACGCTTCTGGCGATTTCCTCGATGGAAGATACGACAGACATCGCGGCAAAAGGAATTCAGATTTCATTATCTGGAATCAATCCTCAGGCTTTAGGGATTGCGCTAACTGAGAAATATCAGAACCGGACGGCTAATATTTATTTTGCCTTATCTGGTCAGGTTTCGGATGCGGTTCAGGTTTTTTCCGGTTTGATCGATCAGATGTCAATTAACGATACTGGAGAAACGCTTACAATTTCAGTTTCGATAGAATCGCGGCTAATCGATCTGGAGCGTCCTCGGATTTGGCGTTATACTTCTGAGGATCAAAAGCGGGTTTATCCGACAGACAAAGGGTTTGATTTCGTCAATGATCTCCAAAGCAAGCAAATTATCTGGGGTCGTGAATAAGGTTCCAAATTGGGAGTCCTTACTTGACGAATATATCAACTCCTGCCGATTAAAATCGTTCGCATGGGGTTCGTTCGATTGTGTTAGATTTGCTGATGGTGCTTATCAGGCTCAATACCGGATCAACCTATTTCCGCCATTTGATTACAATGATTTGAAATCGGCTCAAAAAGGACTGAAAAAGTTCTGCAAAACGCTCGATCTTGCTGAATCCGTCGATCAATTTCTGCCTCGCAAGGAAAAAACGCTTCTATCAAGAGGCGATCTTGTTTTTCATAATTCTGCTCTCTCGGTCAATGTTGATGGAGTTGGTGGCTCGATTGGGGTATGTCTAGGAACAAAGATCGCTCTTGTTGGAGAGTCATCTTTGCAGTTCGATTCTATTGAAACGGCATTGTTCGGGTGGAAGGTATGAAGATTAGGAAATTCCTCCTTGCCTCGACATTTCTGGTCGGATTAACGTTTTCGGAACCAGCCAAGGCCGATCCGGTTTCATTGATCGCGTCTGGAGCAACTGCTCTTGGATTTACAGAATTTGCGGCTTTTGTTGGCTCATTCTTTGGCAGATTGGTGGTTACGGCTGGCTTGACAGCGGTTGCCTCATATCTATCCTCTCAGGATCAACCGACCGTTCCTGATTATCGAGGAATAACGCAGAGAGAAGAAAACTTCACAGATTCGCTGGCAACTCGACAAGTGATCTATGGTCGAGTCATGGTCGGTGGTCCGATCGTTTATGCTGAAACAACAAATCACAATAATTATCTTCACATGATTATTCCGGTTGCTGGACATGAAGTTACAGCATTCGACGCGATCTATTTTAATGATGATCAACTTACGCTCGATGGTTCTGGAAACGTAACAGCTCCAGCGCAATATGCTGGCAAGGCAAGAATCAAGACATATACGGGAACAACAACGCAATCGGCTGATCCTGATCTTATTTCTGAATCGGCAGGATTGTGGACATCAAATCATAAGTTGAGCGGTGTTGCTTATATATACGCAAGGTTGCTTTTCGATCAGGATGCTTTCCCAAATGGACGGCCTAATATTAAAGCAATCGTTCGTGGAAAAAAGGTTTATGATCCTCGGACAGCAACGACAGGTTATTCAGCAAATCCAGCATTGTGCATATTGGATTATCTAAGAGATTCAACTTTTGGATTTGGTGCAACTCTAAGCGAGATTAATACAACAACATTTAACGCGGCGGCTAATGTCTGCGATGAAAACGTAACTCTTGCGGCTGGTGGAACTGAGAAACGCTATGAAACTCATGGCGTGATTTATAGCGATAGAACTCCTAAATCAGTTCTCGAAGATTTACTTACATCTTGCGGTGGAATGGTTTTCTATTCCGCTGGCAAATGGAATATGAACGCGGCGGCATACAATACGCCAACTGTAACGCTTACTGATAATGATCTTCGCGCTCCTATCAATCTTGTGACTCGGCATTCTAAGCGTGATAATTTCAATATTGTGAAAGGCGTATTTGTTTCGCCTGATGATGGATGGCAAGCAACAGATTTTCCAGCAATAAAATCAACAACATTTATTTCTGATGATAATAACATTGAATCATCTTTCGATCTTACTTTGCCATTTACAATTTCATCTCCAATGGCGCAGAGATTAGCAAAAATAATTCTTTATCGTCATCGTCAGCAAATGACTCTCGAATTGAAGTGCAAAATGACAGCATTTCAGATCGAGGTCGGTGATACGATTATGGTCACTAATTCTCGATATGGATTTAGTTCAAAACCATTTGAAGTAATCAATTTCAACTTTGCGATCGAAGGAACAAATGATTCTCCTGTATTTGGAGTTGATTTAACTCTTCGAGAAATATCTTCATCTGTATTTGATTGGGATGCTGAAGAAACTGCTATTGAAAGAGATAATACTTCTCTTCCAAATTATGGTTCAGTTGATGCTCCGCAAATTACGGCATCAGATGAATTACGAGCAATCAACCAAGATGTTGTCACTGTTTTGCTTCTCAATATTTCTTCAGTAAATCCATTCGTTACTGATTTTGAAGTTTCATATAAAAAGCAGAGCGATTCTGTTTATACAGAAACCAATAAATCAACTCAGGGCAAATATGAGGTCTTGAAGGTCGAAGATGGTGTTTATTACGATATTCGCGCGAGAGCCGTTACCTTTCTTGGGGTCAAATCTGATTATCAAACTTTATCATATCAAGTTATTGGAAAGACCGCTCCTCCGTCTAATGTAACTGGTCTATCGATCAATTCGATCGGCGGTAATGCAGTTCTTCAATGGACTCCGCTCTCTGATCTTGATCTTTCGCATTATAAGGTTCGTTATTCATCTTCTACATCTGGAGCAAGTTATCAGAACGCGATAGATCTGGTTGATAAGGTTTCACGTCCAGGAAATTCGGTTATCGTTCCTTCTCGCCAAGGAACTTATTTCGTTAAGGCAGTTGATAAGCTGAACTATGTTTCGGCTACTGCCGCTGAAGTTGTTCTGCTTACAAATATCTCGAATGTGAATGACTTGAATTCTGTTGCTACGGTAACTGAAAATCCTTCATTTTCTGGAGTCAAAACTTCGGTTGTAAAAACAACGGACGGCATCTCGACATGGATTCAATTAGACACATCCGGTTTATTTGATTCCACAGCTGGCAATTTTGATGATCAAGGTGGTCTTTTCGATGCTGGTGGCGGGACGATTGCGACTTCCGGTTATTATGAATTTGCCAACTATGTCGATTTGACTGAGAAATATACCAGCCGCGTTACAGCAAACTTGAATAATATTCGCATCGATTACACTGATCTTTTCGACTCTGCTCTTGGCAATTTTGATGATCGATCGGGTAACTTTGACGGAACCGCAACGGCTTTTGACGATACTTCGGTTGCAATTCAAATTGCTACAACTGATGGCGATCCTGCTGGCTCTCCAACTTGGTCAGCTTGGCAGAACTTTGTTGTTGGGGATTATTCAGCTAGAGCATTGAAATTCAGGGCATATTTGACATCTTTGAACGGCAATGCTTCGCCTTCGATCACTAACTTATCGGTTTCCGTTGATATGCCTGATCGTGTTATATCTGGAGAAGATATTGTTTCGGGAGCGGGAACTTATACAGTGACATTCTCTCCTGCTTATAAATCGCTCGACGGGATTGGAATTTCGGCTCAAAATATGGCATCCGGTGACTATTATTCAATTTCTTCGAAATCAACGACAGGGTTCCAAATTGTATTCAGGAACTCGGCAGGGACAGCGGTTTCAAGAACTTTTGATTATGTAGCTCGCGGATATGGCAAGGTGGTGGTCTAATGTCACAACATGATTTCATTATTGCGAACCAAGGGTTTCCCGCAACTCGCTCAGATATAAATGATGCTCTTCAGTCGCTTGCAAGCACATCATCGGGAGCAAGTGCGCCTTCAACGACTTATGCAAATCAGCTTTGGTATGATTCCGCAAACAATATTCTAAAAATTAGAAATGAAGATAACGATGCTTGGATTTCTCTTGTAACTCTCAATCAAACGACTGATGCAGTTACTAATTTTGAAAATACGCCAAGCCTAACCGGAAATAATACACTTTCTGGAACAAATACATTTTCCGGTGCGATGTCGGCTACTGCAAACGCTTATATGGCGATTGATGCGCTGACGGATGCCTCGACGATTGCAGTTGATATGTCGGTCGGCAACAACTTCTCGGTAACGCTTGGTGGCAACCGGACGCTTGGCAATCCGACAAACCTAACGGCTGGTCAATCTGGTGTGATCTTCATCACTCAGGATGGCACAGGTTCTCGGACGTTGGCTTACTCGTCTTATTGGGACTTCCCGTCTCAGACGGCTCCTACGCTTACGACAACGGCTAATGCGGTGGATGTGTTGGTTTATACCGTCCGTTCATCGACAAGCATTGCGGCTCAACTTCTGACCAATATCGGG